GGAGTGACCGTAAGACTTGATATGACAAACGAGGCGTACCACCTCGAGCCGTCGCTGAGCGCCAGCGGCGCAAAAACGATCGCGCTGGGATCGCCGGCCGAGTACATGTACGGCGAGTTCAAGAGCAGCCCCGCATTCGACGTGGGCACGGCAACTCACACTCTGGTATTCGAGCCGCAGAACGCGGAAAGCATCTGGTGCGGGCCGGAGACGCGCCGGGGGCTTGATTGGAAACGCAAGAAGCTGGAGGCTGAGGAGGCTGGCGCCTTGCTGCTGACGGAGGCGGATTACCGCCTGGCCGCAGACATGGCCGAAGCGGTGCGGTCAAATCGTGCAGCCGCGGAGCTGCTCAGCGGCGACCTCGTGTGCGAGGCCAGCATATTCAGCAAAGATCCGTCGACGGGCGTCGAGATGCGGTGCCGCCCGGACGGTTGGCGCCGTGACATCGGCGCGCTGATAGATCTCAAGACTACCATTGCGTCGGACCCGGAGGGCTTTGCCAAGCAATGCGCCAACCTGGGGTATCATATACAAGACCAATTCTACCGGCGCTGCATGGAGAACGCCGGATTTGAGGTCGACCGCTTCATCTTCTTAGCGGTTCAAAAATCACGTCCGCACTTAGTCGGCGTGTACGAATTGGACTGGGCCAGCCTCGATGAGGGCAAGGCAGCAGTTCAGTACGCTCTCGAGAAATATCGCAAGGCGAGCGAGAGCAACGAGTGGGGCTACGACTTTGGGGACTTGAAAACGATCCAACTTCCGCGCTACTGCTTTAAGTTCAGTCAGATTGACTGAGAAACGGCAACCAAGTCTAGGAGACAACATATGCCAATATCATTCGGATCAGGTTCAGAGGGTTCTGGGAGCTCACTATTCATACGATCAAATCTGCCGCAAAATCGCTGGTGGGTGAAGACGGAAGCGGGCGACGAGAACATCGACATGTCTCGCGGCTTCGCTGTGGACATCAAAAACGTCCAGTTCGGCTGGCTGCACATCGACATCGGCGTGCGTGACTGGCAGCCGTGGCCGTCACCGTCCGAGCAGATCCCGCGCCCAAGCGAGGTCTATAAGCAAGGCTTCGAGGTCAACTGCTGGCTGGTCGACGGTCGTGAGGCGTCGTTTAGCGGCAACTCTTATGGCCTCGGCCAGTTCATCGCCAAGCTGTACAACCAGGCCGAGACGGCTGCCGAGTTTGCGACGCAAATCCCAATCGTGCAGGTCACGAGCTCAACGCCGGTCGTGGTCGGCAAGGGCACGTCATATGACGTGGGCTTCAACATCTCCAAGTGGATCAACCGCCCGGAGAATGGCGCAGCGCACCCGGCGGCAGCAGCGGCACCCGAGATGGCGCCAGCGCCTGCACCGGCGCCCGCCGCAGCACCCGCAGCCGATAACAACTTCGGCTTCTGATCAACATGGCCGCCTGCCTCGGTGGGCGGCCAAACTATAGGGTGGAAACTATGAGCGAGAGATACTTTAGCAAAGTCGCGGAGAGCGCAGTGGCCGACGTGGCCGGTGCGATCAAGGGGAGCCGCAACGAAATTTTAAACAAGGCCGCATTTAGCATAGGCCGCCACGCGCACATGGCGCCGGCGAACCTGGACGCGGCACTCATGGAGCTGCACAGCGCGGCCAAGGCAATGGGCCTGCAAGATCACGAGATCAAGGCGACGATCGGCAGCGGCTTCAAGCGCGGCGGCGACAATCCGAAGGAGCTCGAAAGCTCCGACGCGATGCCGTACACGCCCAGCGAGTTCGAGCGCCTCATGGCGCGCCTGGCCGCCAAGGAAGTGCTGGCGAGGGACGACGAAAGCCGCGCGGACAAGATGCGTAAGGCGCGCGAGATCTGGGAGCGCGGCGTCACAATATCGCGGGACAACACCGACGCCGTGCGTCCGGCGCTGCTCTACCTCAACTCGAGGGGTCTGAGAGCCAGCACAGCCTCACATGCGGCGCGGTTCAACCCGAATATATACGACGGCCCCGCGATCATGTTTCCCGCGCTCAGTCCAAGCGGAGAAGTGTGCGGCGTGCAGAGCGTGCTACTCACGCCCGACGGCCACAAGCGCGAGCACAACGGCATCAGCAAATACAGCCGCGGCGTGATCGCCGGCAACGTCATGCGGATCGGCAACGAGCACGAGGGCGGCGTCATCATCATGGCCGAGGGGCCAGAGGATGCGTTGAGCGTGTACCAGGCGGTCGGAGACGAGGCGACAATCGTCTGCACGTTCGGCAAGGCCGGCATGTCCACATACCCCGTGCCGCGTGCGTCCGACGTGACGATCTGCGCCGACCCGGATCTCGACGTTGACGCGGTGGCCGACGTGCTGCGCGGCGACGGCAGCACCGACGTGCACGTCGTGCGGTTCGACATGCTGGGCGTCGAGGGCGTGAAGGACGCCAACGACTACATCCGCGAGGCGGGGGCGCAAAAGCTGCGTGAGGCTCTGGCGATGGCCAAGCCGGTCGCGCAGGTGCAGGCCGAGATCGCGCAGTCCGAGCGCAGCTACCCGACGCCATACGATCCCGTCGACCCGGCGTCGATCCCGGCGCGGCGCTGGATCTACGGCCAACACTACATCCGATCAAACGTGTCTGTGCTGGCGTCAGCTGGGGGTGTGGGCAAGACGTCCATGCAGATCGTGGAGGCGCTGGCAATTTGCACTGGGCGCCCGCTGCTCGGTGAGGTCGTGCACGAGCCGTGCAACTGCTGGATCATAAATTTGGAAGATCCGTATGAAGAACTCCAGCGGCGTGTGGCCGCGGCGATGCTGCACTACAACGTCACGGCAGACGAAATCCGGGGCAAGTTGTTTCTGGATGCGGGCCGCGATATGAACATCATCTTCGCCAGGCAGGACCGCGAGGGCATCACAGTCGACGACGCGCTGGTCGACTACCTGACGGCCAAGATTACGGAGAACAAGATCGGGCTGGTCTCGATTGACCCGTGGGTCGGGGCGACTGGCATCAACGAGAACGACAACGTCGCAATGAACGCCGCCGTCGGGGCTGTGCGCGCCGTGTGCGACGTCACAGACTGTGCGGCGTCCCTCGTGCATCACATCCGCAAGGGCAACGGAGATGACGCCAATGTCGACAGTATCCGAGGCGCGGGCAGCCTACTCGGCGCAGCCCGTGCGGCGCGCGTCATAAACCGCGTGTCGCAGGAGGACGCGCTCAAGCTGGGCGTGTCGGAGACCGAGGCGCTGGGCATATTCCGGGTGGACGACGGCAAGTCAAACATGGCACCGCCGGCATCGAAGGCAGTATATCGGCGCATGGTCGGCGTAAAATTGCCAAACGGAGAATATGTGGGGGTCGCGACCGAGTTCGCAATGCCTGACCTCTTCGACGGCGTAAGCGCCAAGGACGCGATGAAGGTGCAGCGTGACGTCGGGCAGGCAGCCCAGCGCGGCGAGTTTATGCGTCAGAACCCGCAGGCAAAGCAGTGGGTGGGCAACATCGTGGCGCTGCACCTCAACCTCGACGTCGACAAGAAGCACGAGAAGGCCAAGGTCAACGCAATCGTGAAGAAGTGGATCGAGACCGACGTGCTGCGCATCGAGCGCGAGAAAGACTTGCGCACCGGGCGTGACGTGCCGGTGGTCGTCGTGGGTGAGTGGATCACGGGTGAGGAGGCGGGCGTTTGACCGAATTCGATGACAAGGCGGCCATGGATCTCGAGGACGACGACCTGATCATGGCGGTCTACTGGTCAGACATATTCCGTGCCTGCGCCATCGAGTTTGAGCCTGACTTCATGCAGCCGCGCACCGTCGAGGAGCGGATGCGCGTGCAGGAGATCATCGTGGCGACCATGCAGTGTCTGGAACACGCGCTGCTGCGGCTTGATGACCAGATAACGGAGGTGAGGAGCGATGCAGATGTGTTGCATTAATACTTCCACACCTTCCACACATGGGGTGTGGGTAGGTGTGGAGAGTGTGGTAAATAAGGCCATTTCACCTTCCACACCACCACACGCTATTGTATAGCGTGGTGGTGTGGTGGTGTGGCGTGTGTGAGATTTTAGGTGTGGTTAACATTGGGGACGAAGGGGAGTTATATCATGGCAACTAAGGTGAGTGGCAAAGCGAGGCCGAAGTACACGAAGGCGCGGAAGGACAAGGGGACGTTCGAGACTGGCAACCAGAGCAAGCCGATCTCACGTCAGGTCGATGGTCAGCTGGCTCCGCTGGATCGTAAGGCGCGGGAGAAGACGCTCAAGTGGGGCGACACTCTGCCGTCTCTCGTGAGCCCGGAGCTCGCTGGCCGCTTTGAGGCGGCGTATGACGCGCTGCGGGTGAAGATCGAAGCGGATGACGTGGTGGCGGTGCATCAGATCGCGACGCAGCTGATACGCGCCTGGGACGCTCTGGAAGCGGAGGCGGAGGCTAACGGGCATCAGCCGGTGGGTCGGCACGCGTACTGCATCGAGATCGCCTCTGGCAACATCGTGTGCATCGCGCTGCACGACGCGGTCGGCATAAGGCGTGAACATCCAGACTGGTTGGTGTATGATATGGTCGACGCAGCAATCGTGCTGGGGAATAACTTTAGCAGCGAGTTCATCGCGGAGACGCTGAAGCAGTTTCCCGAGGCAAAGGTGACGCGGTGCATCGGGCCAGCGAACAGCACGTTTGACGTTGAGCTGGGCGACGAGATACCGTTTTGAGCAGGAGAGTGTGACATGGGAACAATTGGCAAGGTGAAGCTGGCAGCGCTTGAAGTTGCCGGCGAGGACGAGATATTCGGGATGATCGCCGCGGGCAAGAACGCGTCCGACGTGATTGCGCATTACGACGTGGGATGGAACCTGTTTCACAAGTGGATCGCGTCGGGCGAGGGCAGAGCTCAGCGCTATGACGAGGCCAAGCAGATGGCTGGTCACTACTACGCGTCGCAGGCGCAGAAGATTGCCGACGAGATACATCAGCACGAGGCGAGCGTGAACAGCGCGAAGCTGGCGGTCGACGTGCTGAAGTGGAAGGCGGCTAAGGCGTCGCCAGAGTATGACACGAGGCAGCGCGACATCGCTGTCAACATCAGCGTGAACGACTTGCACGCGCAGGCTGCGCAGCTGCTCAACAGCGTTGGCGGCGACGTCATCGAGGGCGAGGCAGTCGAGGTGGAGGATGACGATTGAGCGCGAAATCGCACATCGACGCAGCGTTGCAGGCGCGTACGCGCGTGACATGGTCTCGCCGATCAGTCAACATATCGCCACATTTGGGCGCTTTTGGGCGTTCAAATGTGGCAGAAGTAAGGCACAAGCGAGGCAAAACAGCTAAGTCACTGAGTTGCAACGACAAAAGATTTAACATAATAACGGTTATGACGCTTTCGCCCGATCCGGCGCCCGATCGCTGCCGAGATCCGCGTTTTGACCCCCCCTCTCAAATCTCGGGCGGGTGCAAAAGCTCATGTCCCCTTCACGCACCCCGAGAAAAAAATTTCACACCACAACGCCACAGGAGTGTTAACACATGAACGCCCCCAGCCCCCAAGATAACCCGTTTCTGAAGTTGATGCGCCGCTACCGCGACGACCCGGTGCGCTTCGCCCAGGAGGTCATTGGCATCGAGCCTGACGAGTGGCAGGTTGAGCTCTTGGACGCGATTGCCGCCCCAGCGGTTCGCCGCGTCTCCGTTCGTTCTGGCCACGGCGTCGGCAAGTCGACGGGCGTCGCCATGGCGGCCATCTGGCACGTCTTGATGCGGTATCCGAGCAAGACGGTGGTGACGGCGCCCACGTCCGCGCAGTTGTTTGACGCGTGCTTCGCGGAGATGAAGAACGTGGCCAAGCGCCTGAAGCCCCCCTTCAACAATTTGCTGGAGATCAAGTCTGATCGGATTGAGTTGAAGAGCGCGCCTGAGAGCACGTTTATTTCGTGCCGGACGTCGAGGTCGGAGCAGCCGGAAGCCTTGGCTGGAGTTCACAGCGAGAACGTGCTGCTGCTGGCGGACGAGGCCAGCGGTATCCCGGAGGCCGTGTTTGAGGCTGCCTCTGGCTCGATGTCGGGCCACAACGCCACCACGGTGCTCACGGGCAACCCGACGCGTAACACTGGCTTCTTCTACGAGACCCACACGCGCCTGCGGGATGACTGGTACACGATGCACGTCTCCTGCGTCGACAGCCCGCGCGTTTCCGAGGATTTCGTCACCGACATGCAGCGCCGGTACGGCGAGGACAGCCCCGCGTACCACGTCAGGGTGCTTGGAAATTTTCCTCCGTCTGAGGAGGACACGGTGATCCCGGTGGCGTTGGTCGAGCACGCGTTTAATAACGAGGTGAAGGTTCACGAGGATACGGCGTCCGTCTGGGGCTTGGACGTGGCGCGCCAGGGAGACGACAGCAGCGTCCTGTGCAAGCGCCAGGGGCCGGTGGTGCACCCGCTGACTGTGTGGCGCAACTTGGACCTGATGCAGCTCTCCGGCGCTGTGAAGGCGGAATACGATGCGGCGCCCCCGTCCAAGCGGCCGATTGAGATCATCGTCGACAGCAACGGGTTTGGCGCTGGCGTGTTGGATCGCTTGCGGGAGCTTGGCTTGCCGGCGCGCGGCTTGAACGTGTCGGAGCGCGCGATGGCGAAGCAGACGTATTTGAACCTGCGCGCGGAGCTGTGGTTCAAGGCGAAGGCGTGGCTCGAGAATATGGATGTGTCGCTGCCGAAGGATGACGCGCTGTATTCGGAGCTAGTGGCGCCGCGTTACATGTTTACGTCGTCCGGCAAGATCCAGGTTGAGAGCAAGGACAGCATGAAGAAGCGCGGCGTGCGATCTCCCGACCGCGCCGACGCGCTTTGCTTAGCATTGGCCAACGACCACACGACGATGGCATATGGCGTTTCGTCCAGCGGCTCGTGGGGCAAGCCGCTGAAGCGTGGGATACGCGGGGTGGTTTAGGTGTTCTCGACCTGATCGACCAGCAGCTGGCCATTCTCGACCCACTGCTCGAGCGTTAGGTCTTTGAGGCGCGGGTGGTCGACCTCGAGCTGGCCTAAGACTTCGTAGTCGTCGTATTTGCCTCTTTTGAGGTATGAGAAGACAAAGCCGGTCGTGTGCTCCCCGTTTAGCACGTCGCGGTGCTTTACGCGCTCCAGCGCGAGGTTTGGGCACCCGATTGCGTCGATGATCGCTTCACGCGTGACGAACTTTGGCTTTGGGATGTATTTTGCCTTCGCCACCTCCCAGTCGTGTAGACTTACGTTCAGCTCCCTCGCCTCGGTCATAAACGGCGTCTCGCTTGGCGACACTACGTCGATAACGTCTGACAACTCGCGGCGCAGCTTGACCTGCTCTATGAGCGTCAGGCCGTGATGCACCCACTGCTCGAGCGTGAGGTCTTTGAGGTTTCGCTGGTCGACGTGAAGCTCACCTACCACTTCGGGTATGGCGCTGGCCCGTGGGTCGTGGTGCAGGTGGACAAACTTCCATCCGCGTTTATGGCGGCTGTTTTCTAGGCGGTGCACCACGCGCTTCAGTATTAAGTCTGGGTGTCCAATTGCGTTTAGGATGCGATCAGTGGTGAGGCGCTCTGGCTTGGGTTTTTTCGCTTCCTTGAGCAGCATGAGCCGCTCCACCGTCTCGTTTATGAGCGGCTCGATCATCGACAGTGGCACCGACCCCTCCGGCACCGGCGGCTCCTCGCGTAGCTTTTTGATCTCGATGGAGATCCGCGCGAGTTCGTATGCCATCTTCGTTTGCTTTTCCATCAGCTCTCTGCGCTTCCGGTCTCTCCACGTTTCGTTTGTTTCGCTTTCCATTACTCTTCTCCCTTGTTGTTAGATCTTGCGATGGTGACGGCGGCGAAGACCTGCGCGCTGTCTGGCTTGGCTCCCAGCGTCTCCTCGGCGTATTTCCTCGCGGCGCCGTATGCGTCGGGCCAGTGCCCTGTGTCGGTGTACGCACCCAGCGCTGCCTGCGCCATCTCGTTGATTTCGTGTTTATTCATGTATCGGCGGTATAGCATTCCACTCCCTTTCGTAGCCGGATTTTTTTCAAGTTTGCGGGGAGCCGGAGCTCCCCGTGTTGCGTTATGCCTTGGACCAGTAGCCGTAGACCATCTTCTCCGAGCTGTCGAAGATGTCTTGCGGCTCACCGTTCATCACAGCAACGAAATGGCGAGACTGGCGGGCGATGACTGTGCCGGCGGGCATATCAGAGCAACGCGCCTTGCGCCCGTCAAACTTTGGCGCTGAATGCCAGGCCCAGCCGTATCTGTTAAGCACAGCGGCGTAGACATCTTTCATAATGCCGGAGCGCACTGACTTGGCGCGACCGTTATCCTTATTGGCTTGGGCCAGCTCCTTGTAGCAGGCGTCGTAATCGAGACCCAGCGCAATTGCCATTGCGCGGACACCGCAGTCGCCAGCGGTGCCTTTGCGGCCAGAGGCGGCGCGGCCACCGTCGTTGTATGTGAAGTTTAAATTTGTCATGTGATGCCCTCCCAGAGCGTTAAGTTAAACTTTTGCCAGCATGGCTCTGGCGCCACGCTCTGCGGTTTTTGCGTTTGCGTAGCTGCGTGCGGCTGGGTAGTTGCACACGCGGCCGTGTTGGCTTCCGTCGTCGGCGACGATCATCACATAGAACGAGCTGCCGTTTGGCGTGATTTTAGCGGTGTAGCTGCCCTTTGTGATCGTTTGGCCGATTGGGCGGCGAACAGTCTCCTCGCGGAATGTGCCGTCACCCATGTAGATCGCTCTTGTTTTTACTTGGTATTCCATGATGTGTTCTCCCATATGTCTGTCTATACAGGTAACATAATGTTAACATCTACCCATTACAACCCCCTAAATGCAAAAAACTGGCGTCCGGTAAACTTTTTTGTTATCCTGCGCCTGTTAGCGGCTTCCACCCTGTCGCTGAGAGCTTTCTCCAGAGCTCACCCCGCGGCTATATCCTCCCAGATGGCCGCGGGGTTACTTTGAAGCATTTTTACTGTATTATGGGGGGGCGGATAAAGAGGGCACGGCTTCATGGGGATACTTGACGACTTGGCAATGGGGTTCGGCTTTAAGGAGAAGGACCGCGACTACTACGACCGCACTGCGGCCACTATAGGTAAGCATCAAGGATCTTCTGCGAGCGACCAGTACAAGAAGTATGTCGGCATCACCGGCGGACCTGTGAACGATACTAGTTCCGGCATATCCCCCGGCTCAGCCTATGCCAACGCCCCCAACTACTCCACCGCCATCGGCCCATCTTTGGCTGACTTCCGCCAAGTGCCCAACACAGGCGCCGGCGCGAACCCATACGACGCCTCCGGCAACCTGAAGCCCGGCTATACCCCCGGATCTGCGGCCCAACGCTACAGAGACGTCGGCCGCCCGCAGCCCGGCACACTGCCGCACATGCTAACTCAATCTCCTGGGTTGCTCGGCTTTTTCGCCAATATCCTTGGCGGATACAAGCCAATCGAGCCCCAGGGCGAGCTGCGGTCGACGTATAGGCCAATGAGCGCCACTGCGGCGCCTATGGGCTTTACGCCTGAGCCGGTTGAGGCGTCAGTGCTCCCTACATATCCCGGACTTCCGGCGAATATGGAGGCGCAATACAGCACGTCTCCGGCGCCTCTCTTAGCAACTCCAGACATCGGCCCCTCGTTCCCAAAAAATACGTTTGGAGAAGTGGTACTCGATCCCAGCGAAAACTTAGAGCTTGAAGTGTTTACTGGCCAGACCAGCGACCCAATGTATATGCCGGGTGGAGAGTTTGACGCGTTTGTAGAATCCACTATGGCCTTCCCCGATTTTGATGGCATCCGAGATAACCGAGATCTAATGATGGACGTGTTCGAAAAATACAAAGCCATGCACAGGGGTAAAAACTAATGCCCGACTTGGACTTTAAGTCGCTGCTTGACGCCATCCAACGCCAAGAAAGCAGCCGCAATCGCGACGACCCAAACGCCCCGACGGAAGACCTTGACAAGCTGGTGAACCCGAAGAGCGGAGCCCGCGGGATCATGCAGGTAAAACCCGCCACAGCAATGAAGCCGGGGTATGAAAGAAGCGGAGCCAGCAATATATTTGACGTTGCTGAAGAGATGGGCTTTGGCCCTTTTGATCGCACAGAAGATGTGGCGAAAGAGTTGCTTGACACTCCAGAGGTTAGCCGTGAGTTCGCGTCTAGATATTTAGCGGCGATGCTAGTCGAAATGGGTGGCAACGTCGATCAGGGTGTAGCTGCCTACACCGCCGGCGTCGGCGCAGTGAAGTCGGGCGGGGCTAAATACGAAAACCTACCTTATGACGACGACCGCACCTACGTCAGCAACGTGCGTCAATACTACAATCAGGCGACCGGCGACACATACCCCGTCACTATGTCACCGCGCCCGCGAATGCGCCCCAGAGGACTGTTAGACTAATGGCTGGATACGAGCAATACATCCCACCGGGCCTGCGCGGCCCACTCCGCGACATATTCGGCATGGCCCGCGTGACGGGCAAGGGCGCCGCCGGCCTACTTGGCGCCGTCCAGCAAGATCCGCTGGCAGTTAACCAGGCAATCGGAGAGAGTATGATCGGCGGCATCCGGTCCATGGCCACCGATCCGGTCGGCACCGTGCGGGGCGTCGTGAGCGACACCGCCGGCACCGTGCAGCGCGCCCTGACGAATACGGCGGTGGACTACCTGCCGGAAGGCGTAACGCTGGCCACCGCCACCCCGGATCAGATCAAGACGGCAAACGACGCGCGCTACGCTGACCTTGCGTCAACCGCTGCGATGGCGATCCCCGGAGCCAAGGCATTGAGAACAGGCGCAAAAGCGGCAGCGTCTTCTCTGGGCGGAAGGTCTCTCGGCAATCAGGCCGCATCTGCATACATGATAGGTCAGAAGCTCGAGGACGTTGAGGGTTACAAGGGCGCCACTGGCAAGCCTAGTAAAGTCAAAATGCCTTCCGGGGAGAGCTATGACGCGCGCCCTGTGAGCCAAATTGAAGAGGCTGCAAAGTCTTACATGAAATCCCAGAACATGGACGTCTCTGGGTTTTCTGAGTATCCGCCATTCAGCGAGCAGCGCGCAAGGCTTATTGCCGCCGCTTACGATATGATGGAGCACAACCCCACCGGCCCTGCGGTTAAGCGGGCTTATGACGCCATGATTGAGGAGACGATGGGTCAGTACCGGGCGTTGAAGGACGCCGGTGTTGAGTTTAAGTTTTTGAAGGAAGGCATGGACGACCCTTACGCGGCATCTCCAGCCATGGGCTATCAGGATATTGTCGAAAACGGCAAGCTGTGGGTTTTCCCAACTGACTTCGGGTTCGGCACAAACACATCCTTCGATGCGGCTGAAAACCCCTTGCTCAAAAGCGTTGGCAAGGTCGGAGATAAGAGCGACGCCGTAGCTAACGACGCATTCAGAGCCGTGCACGATGCTTTCGGGCATTTCGGCTCCGGTAATCCGTTCTTTAGGCGTCAAGGCGAGGAGCGGGCTTTCCTGGAGCACTCTCGGATGTACTCGCCTGACGCCATAGGCGCCATGACGTCTGAAACTAGGGGCCAGAACAGCTGGCTTAACTCTGGGCCGTTTGGGATGTCTAACAGAACCGCGAACACCTCTGACACCGTTTTTGCAGATCAGAAATCTGGGCTCATGCCGTCTTGGACTAGCGAACCGGCCGGGATGCCAGATCCAGATGAAACGCGATCACTTCTAAGGTATATTGAGAACCAAAAATGGCAAAAATAGCGGGTGGCTTGGGTCACAGGCCGACAGCAAAGCTGGCAGACTTAGAAGACGAGTTGGAGCGCAAGGCGCAAGAAGATGCGCGCGAGTTTGAGAAGGCGAAAAAAGATGGACTATGAGATAAATGAAATGGCCTCCGAGCTCGAGGCTGAACTGAACCCAGACGTCATGGACGACCAGGAGTTGCAGAGCATCGTCGGTAAAGAGATCGACGACGCCATCGACTTCATCGACAACTGGGTCTCCCCGGTGCGCGCCACGGCGACGCAATACTACCGCGGCGAGCCATTTGGCGACGAGGAGGAGGGCCGCAGCCAAGTGATTAGCATGGACGTGCGGGATACCGTACAAGCCATCATGCCGTCGCTGATGCGGATCTTCAACGGCTCCGACCGCACGGTTGAATACGTCCCGCAGAACGCGGAGGACGTGCCGGCGGCGAAGCAGGCCACCGAATACGCGAATTTCATCATAAACCGCGACAACCGCGGCTTCCTGGAGATGCACAGTGCGTTCATGGACGCGCTGGTGCGCAAAGTCGGCATCCTCAAGTGCTACTGGGAAGACACGACCAGGTTTGAGACGATTGAATATACCGGCGTCGACGACAACGCCCTGGCGGCCCTCATGGCCGACCCGGCCGCCGAAGTCGACATCACCGTGAGCACGCCAGTGGGCGAGGCGCAGATCGACCCCATGACGGGCCAGATCGTCCCGCCGCCCATGGCCCACGACCTGCGCGTTACTTACACGCACCCAGACGGCCGCGTGAAGCTGGAGGCCCTGCCGCCGGAGGAGTTCCTGATCTCGCGCGAAGCGAAATCCGTCGAGGAGGCTGACTACGTTGCGCACCGCCGCATCGTCACCGTGTCCGAGCTTGTAGCTATGGGCTACGATTACGACGAGGTCTACAACTTGTCGTCGACCAACGACGACATGGACACCAACGTCGAGCGCAACACGCGCAACCCGGCGCTGGCCAACGACATGAACGCCCGCAGCGACCCGGCCATGCGCAAGGTGCTGTACGTCGAAAACTACATCCGAGTGGACTTTGACGGCGACGGCATTGCCGAGCTGCGCAAGATC